CTGAAAAGGTTGGTTTAGATGTAGCTGATACGACAATCACAATTATAGATGCGTGGTCTAAAGATGGAAGTTAGAATCCAAGACAATGTTAACCCGCATTTCAAAGAGGTGTGGACTACCAGCAAGCCTTACAATGTGCTGAAAGGTGGTCGTAACTCTTTCAAGTCTTCTGTAATTGCCTTGTTGCTGGTCTTTATGATTGTACCGTTTTTGATTGCTGGCAAAAAAGCGAATGTGGTTGTTATCCGTAAAGTCGGTAACACTATTCGGGACAGTGTGTTTTTAAAGATACAGTGGGCTTTGAATAAGTTTGGGTT